AAAGTATAGAATGGGAAGGAGTATTATAGAACCAGCCGCCGACATTAGTGAACAAGCGGTGGGGATGACTTCTCTTAAAATGAGACTCCAACAAAACCACGGACTGTACTATGAGTCTGGTTCAAAAGAGCGAACTGCATGTATTCAGAGAATACAAAAAGCACTGGAATTTGTAGAGGTAGGCGGCAAGATAGAGCAGTACCCAGAGTTGTTTGTCTTTTCTACCTGTGAGAGATTAATTTGGGAAATGGACAGGTATGTTTATGACGAGTGGAAGGGTAAAACAAAAGAGGCAAAAGATCCCAAAGACAAACCAGTAGACAAGGATGACCATTTGATAGAAGATCTTGGAAGGCTTCTGTTTATAGAGCCAACGTTTTATATACCCGAACCACAAGAACCAGTGTATGAAGGTGTTAATAGAAGCAATATTTTAGACCCCTTTGATTAGTAGATTAAAATGTGTAATATGATATTATGATGGAAACTAGAATAACTAAAGTCATGGTTGAGCTAAGTCTTTATGAGGCAGACTTAATTCGTATTTTAAGACAAGTAGAGTTTGGAGAAGTGAAGCTTCAGGCACAAGACGACAAAGTTGTTCGTGTTAAGAAAAGAAAAAGTGATTACCAATCCACAAGTGAACCATATCAGGTTATAATAGAGAGATCTGAGTTATTAACTCAAGAGGGTGGTATGAAATTACCAGGGGCAACAGTAGTTGTTCCTCACGAAACAAATTAAACTTATTTTTAAGTTTTATGGCTAGATTAAAACTAAACGAAGAAAAGAGAGCAAAGCTTCTTGGCCAGATAAAAAGGGAAAGAGAAGCCGCTAAATTCTTTTTAAACCCCAGGATTGAAACATGGATTAAAAGGCTTAAACTTTATAATAACCAGAAAAGGGATGTGGACGCAATAGGAGATCCGCTTTTATTTACTAACATGAACTCTCTTTTGGCAGCATACGTTGATGATCAAATGGTTGTTAAGTGGAAGGCAAGAGAAGAGGGAGATAAAGAAGTGGCCAAGCTTTTAAATCTTTTGTGTGCGTATGATTATGATTTAATGGATAAGGAAAGAATTGATTATTTTCAAATGTGGGACGCACTTTTCTTTGGTTATGGAATAGTTGAACTTTCTTACTTTGATTTAGAGAGAAAGGTTGGTGTACCAAGACTTGTTGACCCCATGACTTTCTTGTATGATCCAAAGTCGGAATGGACGGACAACATGAGGTTTGCGGGAGAGGAAATGTATTTGACCAAAAGAGAACTTAACGACAAGTCTAGAAAATTTACAGAACCAGAAAAAGTAAAAACTTCGTTTACTTCTACAGACCTGCCTAACATGGCTTCACAGGCGAGGCACTTAGCACAGGGGACTGAAAATGTTGACAACAGAGAGGGAGACTTTGGAGATAACACACTTAACAAAGTGTTGGTTTGGAAGACTTGGTTTGACGGGAAAAGAGTTAAAGCAATTGTTGCAAACGAGGGAAATCATTTACTTTCATGTGAAACGATTGAAGGAAATAATTGGGATTACTCTGTTAAAGAGCCATTCCCACAGTCACACCAGTTTGCTGGTGTTTCTGTTGGAGATTTAACGGAAGACAAACAGAGGGCAAGAAGTGTATTACAAAACATTTCTCTAAAAGCAATCCAGAGCGATTTGTTTGGAAGGTTTGTTTACGACAATCTAACTATTAAAAACAAAGCGGAACTAACGCAATGGGGTATTAATCAGTACATTGGAGTTCCAAGTAACAATCCTGCAGTAGCAATTTCCCCAATTCACAAACCAAATCCAAATGTGTATTTGCTTCAAACCATGATGGCTTCAATGGACAGTGCAGTTCAAAGGGCACTTGCAACTCCAGAGATACAACAGGGTGTTCCTTCCTCTGTTGAAAGATCTGTTTCAGAGACAAACCTTGTTGCTTCTAAGTCAGACACCAGGTATGGACTAACTTCAAAAACTTTGATGTGGGGAGAGAAAGAGTTCTGGAAGCAGTATTATTATATGCTTAAGAGAAACTTTAACGATGGTATTAGCGAGAAAATGGTTCGTGTTGCTGGAATAAATGAAGATACTTGGAGAAAGATTCGTGGAACTGATTTGAAGACGGTTGAAGACTTGGATGTTGAGATAGTAAGTAGAAACATAGAAGAAGGAAAGAATGCTAAAGAGATGGGTAGGTTCTTACAGGTTATGAATACGCTTGCTTCAATTGCAGACGCAGACCTAAAACCAGGAGTTAAACATTTGTTTAGCTTGGCTGGTATTGATGATGGAGTTACAAAACAAATGTTCCCGCTATCTTTGGACGAAATGATTGCTAAGAGGGAAAATGAAATGCTCAATCTTAATAGGCTTCCAGTAATTTCCGAGAAGGATGATCATAGAGCACACATTAAAGTTCACGGAGAAGCAAACCAAACAGACGCAACCTTTGCACATGTTGAGGCTCACAAGAAGACTTTGCTCGTTGCTAAGTCTATGGCAACACAGGAAGGTATAGCGCCTGATCTAACACAACAGGGTATACCAACCCCACAAACAATGCCCGAAAGAGAAGGTGGTGCGGATAGTAGGATTCCTTTGGTTGATTCTGATACGGTTAAAACTTTAAATCCTGGAGGAATGAACTCTTCTCCAACGCAATTAGCTAAATTAGGTAACAGACTCAAATAATGAAAGACTTATTAAAAAAAGAAAAGAGAATGTTTTTGGAGGCATTAGATACCCATAAGGGTTGGTTGTTAATTGTGGATGATTTAAAAGAAAAGATGGAGATAATTCAGAGGGAAATAAACACAGTAGATCCAGAAAGAACAATAGAACAAGAGAATATAATGAAGATACGAAGACAGATTTACGAAGAGATGGTTTCAAAGCCACAAGATATGTTATCATTTTTGGTTGAGGAGGATTTGCTCTCGGGAGAGAACGATCCTTACGACAAATAATTTAACTTAATAGGAAAAACCTATGGACAACGAAGAAGAGAAAAACAATGCTCCTGAGAATAATCAGGACGAATTAGATACTGGTTATGAAGCTTTTTGGAACTCAAACCAAGAGCAAAAAAAAGAAGAGGTAAAGGAGGAGGAGAAACCACAGGAAGAGGAGAAAGAAAAGAAAGTTACGCTCGCTCCAGAAAAATCTGTTGAGCAAATAGTTTCAGAGACAGTAAGACAGCAGGCAGAGTTATCTGATTACTTGGTTAGCCACCCAGAGTTAGCGCCGTTTAAAGAGACAATTAGAAAGGTTGCCTCAGAGCCAAGAATGAGAGGAGTTAAAGTTGAGTCTATTGTTGGGGCTGCCATCGGAGTAGACAATGCTATGAGACTTGGTGCAAAGCTTTTCCAAAACAAAAAAGAAGAGATGGAAACTAACAAGCCAGTCGGACAAACTGCACGTGAAACCGAAGAGGGTTCAACCCAGATTAAGCCTTATAACGAATTAACACCTGAAGAAAAAGACGCTTTCCGAAGGAAATATAGAGTGTCTTGACATTTCTTGCAAAATCCATAATGATTAAGTAGCAAGAGCAAATCTTGTGAACGGAAAAACCGACAACTAAAGGCCAGTAATGGTCTGAAAGGTCGGCTTTTTGCTTTTTAATTTATTTATATACACAACAATGGAAACAATTTCAACAATTGTACCAGCAATCGCTAGTTATTATAGCGGTGTTATAAGAGAGAAGGCTCTTCCTTTACTTGCACACGACAAGTTTGGACAGATTAAAGACATACCTTCCAACTCTACTAACGTTGTAAAGTTCAGAAAATATTCTGCACTTGCAGCTGCTACTACACCTCTTGGTGAGGGTAATACTCCAGTCGGGAGTTCTTTGTCTTATACAGATATAACAGCAACTGTTAATCAGTATGGAGACTATGTTACGTTATCTGACTTTGTTCTTTTGACAGATCTTGATCAGTTATTGATTGAGACAGCAGTTCTTCTTGGAGAGCAGGCTGGTTTGACACTAGACACAATAATCAGAGATGTTCTTAACGCAGGAACATCAGTTCTAAGGGTAAATGCAAGGGCAACCAGAGGTGCTGTAATCTCTACAGATTACATGGACACTGGTACTTTAGACAAGGCTATCAGATACTTACATAACCAGAATGCACCAAAGATTACATCAATGGTATCAAGCGATCCTGGATATGAGACTAGACCTGTGGACGCATGTTACGTTGGTATCGTACACCCAAGTGTTGCATACACACTTACTGGGTTAACAGGATTTGTTCCTGTTGAGAAGTATGCTTCAAAGGCTGATTTAATGGACGGTGAGATTGGTTACTACAAAGAGATCAGATTTATTCAAACCACAAATGCGAAAGTATTTACTGGTGAGGGTAATGGTTCTATAGACGTATACTCTACATTAATACTTGGTAAGAACGCTTACGGTTCTACATCTATAAGTGGAGCTGCGCTAGAGAACATTGTTAAACCTATCGGTTCTGCAGGGTCTGCTGATCCTCTAAACCAAAGAGGTACATCTGGTTGGAAAGCTTCAAAGGCTGGGATTATATTACAACAGCTTTGGATGGTTAGACTTGAGAGTGCAATAGCTGCTTAATGTAGCCGATTAGCCACCGTAAGTGGCTATGGTTAATTTTAATATATTATTAAAATGAGTGATTACTTAAATAGAGCAGGTTTATACAATCAAAACCTTATAAACATGCTTCAAAAAATGGGAATTGTCACACCAGGAAATATCTATTTCTTAGATCCTACCAATGGAGACGATACCTATGATGGACTCACAATTGATAGAGCTTTCAAGTCTCTTGAAGTTGCTGAGGAGGCTTTGACAGCAGGTCAGCACGATGTGTTGATTTATATTGCTGGTTCTACATCTCTGTCCATCGCAGAGTCAATAACTTGGGATAAGGATTATACCCACTTTATTGGTCTATGTGCTGATACATTCATGGCTCAAAGAGCAAGAATATTCCACAGCGCAAACTTCTCTCCAATGATCACAGTCAGCGCAACTGGTTGTGTCTTTAAAAATCTTTACTTTTCATATGGTAGAGGTGGAGCAGACAACCATGTACTCATGGCTTTGACGGGAGATAGAAACGTGTTTGAGAACGTACACTTTGCATTCGCAAATCATGCAACTGAAGGTGCAGACGCAGCTTCTAGAGGTATTACATTTGCAGGTGCAGCTGAAAACCTTTTCAAAAATTGTGTATTCGGAAACGACACAATTGCAAGAACTGGCGCTAACGTAGCAGTAGAGTTTACTTCAACTGAATCCGCAAGGAACAAGTTTGAAGGATGTCTATTTGCAAGTTATGCAGGAGACGCAAACCCAGTAGCAATAAAGGTTGACGCAGTAGGTGTTGATAGGTTCTTGTGGTTGAAAGATTGTGTAATTGTAAATAGTGGTACTAGCTTAACACAAGCAATAGACTCTAATATTACAGACACAACAGCAAGAAAAATTGTTGTAACTGGAGACTTCTTAGTAGTTGGTGCAGACGATGTAGCAGACGCTACTGGTGACGGTACAATCTTCATGAAACAGGAGACTGAGACTGAGAACCTAATCGGTCTTGCGACCAATCCAGCAGTATCATAAATTTAGTTTTTTGATATTATGGGTAAAGCTAAAAAGGTAATGGTAAGCGAATTTGTAATGCTTAGAAACGAGAGTGACTACGATGTTGTAGTTAAATTAGGGGAAAGCTCTAAGTCCTTAGATCCTTACGAGGTAATCAAGGTCTCTCCTTTGGTAGCAGAAGAGTTGCTTACTCTGGTAAAAGAGCTCGTTGTTGTTAAATAATAACGGCTTAGAAACACATTTTGGGGAGACTATACAAACGGTCTCCCCTTTGTGTTATATTAAAGAGTACATAATTTAATTCATATATTAATATGTCAAAAGAAGAGAAAAACTCAGAAGTAAAAGCTGTCGTAGTAGACAGAGGTGCGGAAGAGTTGGCTAAAGAGCAGGAGCTTGTTAAAAGACAAGAAATCCTCAAGTATGCAAGGGGGACGATTTTCCCAGCTGTTATAGAGGAATTGATGAAACAGCCTCTTGTCGCATTTATGATTATGCGAAATCCCTTGGAAAAGGGACAGGCAGTTCATGAGTACGGTATAAACGAGCAGGTTTTCATTTATCCAAAAGGGGTAATGTTCACAGCTCCAGAGTCTATAGTACAGGATCTTGCAAATTATTATCATGTAGAAATGACTGCTGGTGATAATTACAGAGTAGATAGAAATCCAACAATTCAGGGTGCTTTGTCATAAATTGAGTAACTGAAAAAATGACTGGAAAACAATTTGCGGATTTAGTCCGTTTTAATACTAGAACGACATCAACTACGTTCTCTGACGCAGATTTAGTCAACATTGCAAATGCAAAGATGATATATCTCGCAAAGAAAATAGAGGGCGCTGATGAAGATTACTTTGGTAGCCCAGAGACAAAAGACTTAGTTGCCAGTTCTACCAGTCGTGAATATCCACTTCCAAGCGATAATATGTCTCGCATTAAAAAGGTTGAGGCAAAGTTTGATGGGACAAACTGGGTTGTGTTAAAGGAGTTGGATCTTAACCAGTTTGATAGAACTACAGATGAAGCAACTATTGTTAATAATTTCTCAAATGAACAGGGACACTGTTTCTTTGATTTGTTTAGAAATTCTTTATGGTTATATTCTGGAACAATATCTGCGGTTACTGGTGGTTTGAAGTTGTGGAGTTATGCTTATCCAACTGAACTGCAAACATCTGACTTGGCTGACGAAGCAAGGGATTTGTCCGACCCAGCGACTGATGATGACAACGGTATTCCAAAGCTATTCCATGAGTTGTGGGCGGATTTGGTAAGTATTCATTTTAAGTCTGTTAAGGAAAAACCAATTCCACTTACACAACAAGAGGCGAACTGGAGAGTTGTACTAAAAGAACTTTTGATTGATTTGAAAGGAGCTAATAGGGATAGGGATTATAGTTCGGGAGCACCAGATACAACAAAATGGGGTGATTCGGGTTTTAATTATTAATTTTATAAAACATTCTTATGGAAATACCAGAAAAGAAACAAATAGAAATATTAAAAAAATTACAAGAAGGAGCTTATGAGTCTTACATAAATTTCCAGTGTGGACTTGAATCTAACCAGGGGTATGTTAAAGAGCTATTAAAGGATAAGAAAAAGAATGGTGAGAAGATTTTAATGGCAGATAAGATGATAGAGGGGAGAAAATCTCAATTAGAAGAGTTGGATATGTTCGACAAAGTTATTAAAAATAAGTTATCTAAATTAGAAAAGAAATAAAAATGAGTATAAAGACAGAAACTATTTCTTACAAAGGAGAGGTTCGAGCAAAAGCTTGGGATAAGAGCGGTAAGGCGAAGAAACTTTTCCAGCCAAATAAGCTGTGGGAGATTTTGAAAGAAACTTTTAATATTGATGTACAAATTCCTTTTATAACGGGAAGGTGGGAGTTTGAGGTTGTTAGACATAACGACTTAACAACCCTTGGTAAAGCAATGGTTTCACAAGGA